TTGTTCGGGTCTGTTAAATAACCGATAACCGATAACCGATTGGGGTGAAGGTTTGTATAGGAAGTGTCTTCCATCTATAAAGATAGTATTCTGATACACATTGTATAGGAATACTATTTCTGCGAACGGTTTTCGGTTATCGGTTTTACAGCCGAGCCGAAGAGTAATACTTATTGAAACGATTGCGAATGTCTTCCTTGCTCTGGTTAGCCATAATAGCATTCGCATTGAAAAACTTCAACCGTCTTGCAACTTGACGCATACCTTCCACATCATCTGCGTTGTATAGACTGGCGAGAAGGGAACGCAACGCCATTACTGCTTGTGTATCGGTTTTCTTGGGACGACTTTCTTCGGCTGTAGCTGGTGCTGGTTCTATGAAATCGGGGCGTGTAGCTTGTCTTGGCTGTGGGATTTCCTGATAAGAAGAAGGGGAAAAGTCAGACCCCGGTCGTATCTGCCCTAATACTCTTTCCGCACTGCTTCGGGGTATAGATGCATAATATTCTTCTTCTTCAGTCAATGGTCTATCAGAAACATTTACCGGTGGAATCCCAGCAGGGGGCTGTCTACGGGCTACATTTTCCATACCTAACGCACGGGGGGCAACTGTAGAGATTGATGATAGCTTCCAGTGTTTCATTGCAGTCTTTACCAATGTGCGACGGTCAATCTCGGACAGATTTCCAATATCACCCGCAATCAACTCTTCCATAAAACCCAGCAGTTTCTCAAGATTGCGATATATCAGCCCAAACTTCTCATCTTGACGGCGTTCAGAAAGGAAACTAGGGGCGGGAACTGACCCGTGATGCTCCGCCATCGTAGCTGAAGAACGCTCTGCAAGAACTGCGTCCTTTACAGCAATATAGATATCTTGGAAATCTTCTGTCTCCAATGTAGGTGCTGTCTTAATCAATAATGCCGTCAGCTTACGGATATTTCCAAATACTAAATCAGAATAGTTTCCAGTTCCCACATTATCAATGACTTCGTTCAAAAGCCCATACAGCTCAAGTTTATCACTATCTTCGCCTGTCATTACACGATTATCCGACGGTGGTGGGACTTCCGGATTCTCCATTTGACGGATTTGAGATGCACGGCGGTCAAGAATATCACGAGCGTATTTCTGACCTTCAATACTGGATAATACACCACCCCGTAGATGGTGCTGGTTATATACGAAAGTACCAAGACCGCCCGGGTATGTATGAAGGGGGCTGATTGTTCCGCTCACAGAAGTCTGAAAAGGACGCTGACCGTTATTGATAGGATTTGTAATCACACGGCCGGGTCTCGGCTCACGGAAAGTCGTATGGTCGAAATGACGGCGAGATGCAATCGTCTCAAAATCATATTTTCGCTGTGCGTTCCGGAGTTCTTGATGATAAAGCTGGGACGGGATTTCAATCGGATAGCTGATCGTCATCGTTGCTGGTCTCGCACCACCCATAAAATATTCACGGGGTTTGTCATAAAGTGCATTGAACTCTGACGGAAATCTGACTTTCGGCTGTTTCACATAACCTTCTGCGATGCGATTGACAGCCATTCTATATTAACGACATAGATTTTTTAATCGGCGTTTAATATCCGTGTTCTTTGATGTGCTTGGAAGCCTGTCCCAGCGTCATACCCTTCTCTCTCATTAGTCGGGACACTTCAGCACCACGCTTCTTTCTTGCATCATTCGCACCCGCCTTCGCACGGGTTTTCTTACCTGTGCCGAAGTTTAGCGTTCCAGTAGGGTTCTGGTGATTGATACCACCATATCCACCGCTCAATGCACCGCCTTCAAAATATACACCAGCAGATGAAGCGGGAACACGACCACGGGGGTGTGATGTAGGATGAGTGCGACCCATTCCCACCGTATTACGAGCAAAGCCCAGACCCGGATTAGCTACACGACCCACATCTACCGCTCCACTGGGGTCTGCACCATTACTAGGAGTTCCAAGGGCTTCGCTCACACCGTTTGGCTGTCCCATTCCCTTACGGGGACGACCACGACCCGGCATAGTAGGATTGTTGTATACATTACCCATCTCGGCTCTCATCTGCTTCTCTGCAATACGACCAGCGGGAGTGTGGCGAGTACCGTGTCCCTGGAGTTTCGTAGCCACGCTATTCGCCGTGTTTAGTCCATTCAGACCAAGAGCAACGGCAGTCCCTACACCCGGAACAAAGGGAGCAACCACACTTGCAACCTTCGTAGCAGTAGGCAAGATTTTACGGCGTAGGTCGCTTTCGGGATTTACAAACTCGTTCTTAATCTTATTAAACATATCTCCAAAAAACCCGTTTCCGTGGAGCATACCTTCCATCATAGCACGAGCGTGTCCGTCGCCGTGCTTGGAACGAATAAACTTCGCTAACATCTTGCCTTGGTGATATGCAGGGTGTCCGCCACCCACGCCACCGGGCATTCCCATAGTGAATGTGGGTCTATCCATAGGCATACCTTCACTATGAAAGGGTGAAGCCATACGGTCAGACATACCAGCGGAAGAATAGCGTTGGCTCTTACCACCGCTCATCTCTTCATCGCTCTCCGATGAACTATCCGCCTTCTTCGCCTTTCTGGGCTTCCGCTTACCGTGTCCGATAAGACGGCTCATAGAACGGGGTGCAGAACCGCCGGACATCTCGGGGTTATGAGCCATCTCGTGTTCCTTCTGACGCTGACGGCGAACTTTACCATTTCCATTTAACTGCGGGTGCTGGGAAAACCGTTCCATAGCCCTTTCGTTGGCGAGTTCTCCCTGGGCGTTGTGTGCTTCAATCAGGCCGGGTTCTCTGCGTAGCATTCTATAAACATACCATATATTTTAATCGGTACGATTTACACCACAATATCTGCGATTACTAATTGCAGATATTTGATATTACTAAATGGTTAATCGGCAACCGCTTACATTAAGCGAGAAGCCAGAGAACGGCGACTGCGTCCACCGCTCATCGCACCGCCGGAAGCACCGTATCCGAGTTGCGTTGCACCGCTCTTGATAGCACCCAGAACGCCCGTGTCGGGGAGCATATTCTTAATCGGCGAGATATACTGCTTGGACTTCTCGTAGATATCCTTGCCCTTGTTGAAGATTTCCTTCGCCTTCGTGTAGGCAGAGCCAAGGTTGTCAAGGAAACCGTGTCCCACAAGGCGACGCAAACCCTGGGCACTTCCAGCAGGGGGAGCGGAGATGATGTCGGCTTCGGACAGCACGGACTTCACCACACGAGAAGAACCAGACTGGGACTCGAAGAAACCGCCATTCACCGCCACCACTACAATCTGGTAAGCAGACACGACGGCAGAAGTGTTGTTCTGTACCGTTAGGGCGAACTGCAATGTGAACGAGCCTGAAAGTCCAGCCGATTGTCCTGACTGTAGTGTGATATCCGTGCCGGGCTTGAGAACTAGGAAACCACCCACCGTGCTTACATTTCCACCCGTGCGACCAATCTTTGCAGAGCCAATCCACTCCGCAAAGTCCATATCCAGACCGTTGTGTACGGCCATCTGGTACAACTGAACCTGCTGGTGCGATGAGAGCAGACCAGAGAAGTTATCGAAGTTCACGCTGATACGAGTGGGCGGGAACATCCAATCGGCCTGTGTCGTGTCCGTGTAGGAAGGGGGACGGCAGAAGATGAGTAGCATATCTGGGATCTGGGGGAGAACGATGGTCTGCGAGTTCAGCGTCTCTGGTGCACCAATCGCCGTATTCAGACCCGTGAAGTTCGTGATATAACGGGGGTACTCCATATACTCCACCACTGACTTCGGGGGCAGGGGAAGGTCAAGAGACGGCGTTAGGAACTGGAACAGCATATTTGAGTTCGTGAAGGAAGCAGACGGGCGGTAGGCAACGGCGTTGATGGTGCGACCGTTCTGCGTCGTAGAACGGATTACACGGCTCGGGGCTACCATATTGCATACAATCTGGATGGAGTTGATGCCGAACAGACCCGTCTCCCACTGGGCGGAGTTAGCAAAGATGAAAGGAGACAGCACCAGCTTCTCCGTGGAAGTAAACTGCACGAAGAGAGTGTAGCCCACCAAGTCGTTCGTCGCATCACGCACAGGGATACCATCTACGAAAGTAATCGTCTGTGCTCCACCGGCGGGGGAAGTCGTGCCGTAAGTTCCATTACCAGACAGAACAGTTCCCGTGGCGTTCGTGAATACCACCAGCGGGTAAGCACCGTTAGGCACAAAAGCGGGTTGCTGACTGTCCGCCCAGCCGTTCAGGGGGTTATTCATAGCACCGTAGGCAGAGTTATAGGACTGGTAAGTGTCGTCCATCGTCGGGCAAGTGCGGGACTTCTTGTTGTCGGCATAGGAAGTCAGACGGAGAACCTGCTTGAGAATATCAGAAGTATTCATAGTCGTAGTCGTGTCGTTGATGGTCGCCGTCATCGTCCCGCACAGCGAGTGCAGGGGGAAGTTCGTCAAGGCACAATCCTGCCCGAAAGTCAGAACGGGCTGGTTGACCGTTAGGGGGACGGAGATGGGGGCGACTGCTACCGTCAGGGGGCAAGTGGAAGTCCAATCCACGGCACGGTCAATAAAAACATTCTGCGAAGGCACATTGATATTGTAGGTGTGCTGGGTTGTCGTCTGCGAAATCGCCTGGAAAGGCACAGCCGTCAGAGATAATGCACCCTTATTCACAGCGTAGGCGGGGGAGTGCTGGACGATGCGGTCATCAAAAACTGCTTCCTTGGCGATGTCGGATGTAGCCATTCTATAACTTTAGCAAACATAAAAAAAATCCTTAAAACGCTACACCGGATATTTAGACGGAAATGTTGTTGTGGTTCTTTTTGCGGAACATAAGTTTCATAGACACGCTTGAGAGATTAAACATTTGCAGGGGGTAGAGTTTGCCGTCCAAGCGGTTCTTCCAGAAGACGGCGACATCCACCTGCCGGATTTCATTCTGCCCGTTCTGGAATGCCGTAATGCGGTACTCGGCTGACGGATTGTATTCAATAAAGCCACGCCAGTCGGAAGCACGGGTGAGAGCAAGAGAGATATCTGTGATGATGGGGTTGAAGGCGGACGGGGTCGTTCTCGCTGATGTATTGCTGTTTCCATACTGCACCGGAACTGTCTGCTGTTCGTTCGCCACCGGAAGAAGGGTTGTGGTGAATACAATACTTGCAACCGGAGACCATAGGGTGCTGTTGCTCTCGTAATCCTGCGACATTACCACATAGGTCGGGGTCGTCGTTGATAGTACATTCTGCCCCAGGTAGTTATAGACCAGCATTTCATTCGTAAGACCGGGGAATACTTGATTGACATTGTTCGTAATACCCTTACTGCCCCACCCACCGCTAATCTGACCCGATAAACCTAATGGCTGGGGGATTGTTCCCCAATAACGATTGACGAAGTTGGTGAATAGACCATACATATTCGGATTGAAGAACAACTGATAAAACTGCGTGGCCGATCCGGAGTTGATGGGTGTGCCGAGACTACTCATACCATACGCCGTGCTGTCGTAATAGATACTAAATAGATTGGTTGTAGTGTTGTAGAACATCTTCGGGGGGACGGCCGTCAGCGTAGGAGCAGGGGCTATCCTTCCCCAACCACCACTGTATGAAACTCCATTCACAGTAATAGGAGTTCCAACCGGGGCTACCCATAGCGTATTGAAAGCCGTCTGCAGGGCTGTGTTTGCCGTCGCAAAGGTGTTATTCACGAGCTGAACCCACCAAGCATAGGTGTATACCCAGTAGTAGCGGGTGCTTACATCTTGGTCTTCAATACCACGATACGCCACATAGTTCCAAAAAACGCTTGTACCCGTAGGGAGAGCAGGGGGTGTGTTGTTAAGATTGTTATTCCGTGTGGATACCCACTGGTAGCCAAGGTATGCTACTTGCTGGTTCTGTGCGTAAGGTGTGGTAGCCGACCAGGGGGGGGCATCGGGATACGGCGGGACGGTCGGCACAGGGGCGAGAATAATGTTCTGTGTCTCTGGAATGAAACTTACAAAGGTCTCGGGGCTATACACGGAAATCGTGGTAGGCGTTCCAGCACCGTTGTTGTATGTTAGATTTGCACAGATGGTCGTGGAGTAGCAGGTGAGATTTACATCGGAAGCAAACCCGCTGATACCAAGATTGTTGCCGTTCGTCAGAATGGTCGGAATGAAGAGCGGTAAGTCCTTACCTGCACCGTTCATAGAGAAGCGAACAATAGAGAAGTTATAAAGACTGCTGTCCTTCAGAATGGGCGTATCTCTGTTCTCATTGAACCGGATTTGCGGGTCGCCTAACTGACTATAGTTGGAAGCACTCGTGTTATTGTTAATGATGTCAGCGTTCAAGTAGATGATGTCGGGAGACTGGTCGTCCTTCAACTGTTGCTGGTAAGAAACAGAAGTAGAGTATCTGTCAGCCATTCTATAACATATACTACTTTTTTATTATTTCAAAAGTTAATGCGGACACGAAGTCATCGGGCTTCAATCCCGAGTTCATTACCATATTGTAGAACTGGCGTAGCGTCTTGTTGCGATGTAATAATCTTGCAACGACCCAACGACCACAAGTATTAATATCTTCCTTGTCTTGCTGGAAGGAATAGGTATTGAAGTACACTTTCATATTTGACTTGCGAAGTAAGCGGGTCAAGTGTGGTTTTAGTTCATCTAGCTCCCGTAGTTTCTCTTTTGACAACCATTTACGGTCTGCGTCGGGAGCAGACCCATAGGGGTCAAAGTATTCAATCATATCTGCATTACGAATAAGACCCGTCCAATGACCCGTTTGGTCGTTCTCCGTTAAAAACAGCAACACACTACGACCATCTTCATCAAAGATTTCCGTAATGTCTTGCATATCTTGCAGTTCCGGATATGTCATAATGACAGTCTTACCCAGTATAGCTTCAATATCAGCATCCGATAGGGCATATGCCTTAATCTGTGCAAAATCCATCTATTACTCGTATGTGATTTATTTTAAAAACAAAACTACCCATTAGTAAGATGAATATCTTTGAGACACGAGCTTATCCGCTAAACTATAGCACCGACGCTTTGCGTGTTATGAATATGATGTCTTTTAAGGAAGGTGATGCCGTTATACTAGGGTCAAGTGGTGTAAGATCGCAACAGTACGCAGGAGATTTTGACTTGTTTGAAACTGTGCGAGTAAAGACAGCGGGACAGTTTGTAAAACGCTTTCAGGCTATGGTAAAGGAAGTGCAGAATGCCGATGGCTGTTATGTAGGCGATATTAAGTGTGGGGAAGTCAAGGAATGGAAAGTATCTCCCGACAACGCTAAAACCAAGTTAGCAGGTCTTCATTCAAGTGGTATTATTTCCGCTGAAGAACT